GAGTTTGTTTTACTTTACGAAACTGATTAAATATATTTACTTCTGCTCCAGATTTTGCTCCAAGTGTAAAAGTAAATCTTTGAGCGTTTCCTACAAACTGTGTTACTTCTGTTCTTTTTGCTGCCGTATTAAAATTTTTGAAGTCGTCGTACATTCCTCTACACATAATAGGTACTTCGGCTTCGATAATATCTATAATACTTTGCGGAAGCTCACTAGCTCTATAGCCCCCTCGAGAAAGCATTTCTTGCTTGACTTGAGTTTTAATTTTTTGCTGACTTACTGTAATACTGTGTACTTTTTTGTCAGAAATAAGATCTCGATACGCTTGAGAACTTGACTGCATACGAGTTTCTATATATTTAAGCGTTTTCTGTAACGCTTGTTTACTCACTAAAAGTTCTTATACAAATCAAGTACGCGTTTTATGTGGTCAGGAAATGCCACATTGTTACGCTGACTTGAACTTGCTTGATTCTGAATACTAGCGCCAGCAATAGACCGTCGCTCTTTGTGCTCATCTTTCAAGTAGTATGTAATCAAATCAAAAACTGCAAGTCGTAAATCCGCAGGAACACTTGCGTACCCCGCAGTATAAGTTACACGAACTGCGCCTGGGCCACGACTCCAGTTCTTGTAAGTACCGTTTGTTGTACGAATTACGCTATCTGTTATAGTATCTAAATAGTATTCATACGCGCCCGTAGTAAGAGTTAAATAAGAGCTTCCATAATTAGGTCTCTCCTCTACAGATACAATAGTATTTACAGGACTTTCTGTAAGTTGTACAATATGGGTATCCCAGTCTACATTAATTGTGTCTATTTTATTTGTGCTATAATAATCTACAAAAGTATTTGCACAGTAAGTTTTTACTAATTGACTTACAGACGGAATAATTTTATTTAACTGCTCATCATTCTTAGGGGTATTAATCCCTTCGGCAGCTTTATATTCTATAAGAGTAACTAAATCAGTCATAAGTCCATTAATAAAAACTTGGGGAGGAAAACCTCCCCAGTTTAGAAGTATAGCCTAAGCTATTAGGTTTCGTTATCAATCTTAACTACAGGCTCATTACCTGCACCGTCACCGGCCAGAATTTCTTCAAAGCCAAGAGACTGAGATGCAACGATTACGCGACGCTGGTTCATCACTTCGTAATCCTGCTCAACGGTTACACCGCGGAGTCGAGGCATTACATAGTTACGAGTGTAGCAAGCAAACGCGGCTGGAGTGCCGTTAGCTGCTGCTGCAAACTCTTCAGAAACAATTACGGGCGAACCGTAAACAGCACCGATAGTACCAACTACTCGCGCAGCCAGATCGGAACCAACTTCATCCAGAGTCTGGAAGTTAGCATCATTCAACAGGTCAAAGTAAGAGTCCTGTGATACGATGTATGCCATGTCGGTGGGCGACAAACCATACTTACCCATTGCTTCACGAGCGCTAAGAAGCATCGCTGAAGTCAGGCGAGTGCCTGCTGATACGGAGAACGTACCGGGGTCATATGCAGCTGCGTAGTTGTCCAAGCCAGAGATAGTACCGTTACCATTGATGATAACATCTTCTACTGCACGGCCGTGAGCACGAGCAACTGATTCAACTAGCATAGGCATCAAGTTAATGAGTACCTGCTCGTCTACGTCGTTGTTCATGAACGTGGATGATACCAGACGATAAGCGTTGAGAACAACTTGCTTAGCGTTATACTGGTTAGCAGTTACTTGAGGACGGTTTTCCAAGTTACCTGAAGTAGCGTCAGCAGCCCAAGCAGCTTTACCAGCATCAGTCTGGATTGGCAGTACAGTTGCTCCGCCATTAACAGGAATCTCACGGAATAGTCGAGCTACTTTCAGCTCATTCATGATTTCCTTTTCGATCAGTGAAGAAACTTCCTGGTCGATGTCAGCAGCGTTAGCAGCGTAGTTTACGCCAGCCTTCTCTTGCAAGTCACGTGCAAAATCAGTGTCCCAACCCTTACGAGTCATAACACCTAACATGTGAGCAGTTACAAAGTCATTGCCCCACTTAGCAATATCAGACTTCTCAGCCCGATCACCAAATACACGCTTAGACTCACGCATTTTAGAGATTTCGTCAGATTTCTCTTCGAGGTCCTTCTTGTACTTGGCCAGAGTCTCTTCCATATCGCTATTACGCTTATTCAGATCCTCTTGTACGTCAGCCAGCAGTCGCTCAGTACCAGATTGGATACCAGTAGTGATTGCAGACTTAACTTCTTCTTCTTTAGCAGCTCTCTCAGCAGCTTGTTGAACTGCTTTCTCTTCTGCTTCTTGTGCTGCCTTTTCTTCAACAGCTTTCGCCTCGGCTTGCTTCATTGCGATCTTAGCAGCAGTCTCCTCTGCTACTTTCTTCGCAAAAGCTTCCAAGTCGATTTCGGGAGTTTTTACTTCTTCCGACATTTTGATCTCCTGTTTAGCGGATTTTTCCGCTTCGTCCGGTGTTTCACTAGCTATAAATGAATTTTCATCCTTAGCCAGAGACTGACCGGCTAGATCTACACGATTGGTGAAAGTTTTCTTGAATTCATTATACTCGTCCATAGAGTCAAATGACTTCGCCAGAGAAAAAGTTGCTGCTTGATTGCAAGGTACCGATACAACTGATACTTCAAACAACTCAGCATCCTTAATCTTTAATCCGTCAGTTTCCGTTATATAATCAGCATCCTTGACTCGGAAACCAACAGAAAAAGCTCCAAGAATGCCTTCTTTTACTAATTGCGCCACATGATCAGGCGCAGATTTAGAAATTTTAGCCTTTAGCTCAAGACCGTTTTCAGTAACTTTAAGTCCTGTAGCTCGTCCAATAGGCTTGTTGTAGTCGTGGTTAAAAAGAATAATAGGGTTCTTTTCAAAGTTTCTAAGTCCACCTTTTGTCCATGCCTCTGCCATAATGACATCATTTGCACGATCCTCATCATGCGTACTTGCCATACCACAGATATGAACCCCTCCGTCGTCTTCGTCCAGAGCTTTAAAAGTAGATGTAAGATTAAAAATCTTTTCCATTAGTCTTCACTCTTTTCTTCTGCCGGGGCAGTCTTGCTCAAAGCTTCAAGAGGATTAACCTTAGCTTCCTCTTTAGGCTTGGGTGCAGATTTTGGCTCAGGAGGGGGTGCTTTAGGAGCATTAATTTGCTTCCAAGCCTCCGGCATCTCATTTTCAAGAATACCTATCATCCTTGGCCAATTACCGAAAAGATTAAAAATCATTCCGATTCGAATGGGAGAGTTTGAATTAGTTTCCCATTCTTTTCTGGTCATAACATGACCTACTTCCAGCATATGCATTGCAATATCTTGCAATACAGCCATTCTTGCGCGTGCTCTAGCCATTAGTTTCTCCTTCTTCTGGGCGCCCACCTTCATCGGGATTTACCGCGCTCCCTGCAATATTTGCGGGTACTCGCAGCTCGTCAAAACCTTCAATGGGGTCAAAATTAATTGCATCTCTTGCTTCATTTGGTGTAATAATACCAGTATTTACAAGTGCTGAAAAATACTGCGCTTGGTCTCGTAACTCTGGTTGAAGTGCAGGAATATTAGTAGCATCTTCAATAATTTCAAATCCAAAGAATCTTTCTAGAGCAAAGTTAATCTTTCGTACAATTGGAAGAATAGTCTCCAAGTAGTACAATCTCATGTTGGGTCGAATATTTGCGTTATTTCCTGAGTCTAAAAGAATCGGAGGAATGCCAAGTGCCTTTAAAATAATTTTCTCATTTTCTGTAATTGCAGATTGAAAATCAAGTTCTTTAAAGTTTACATTTGAAATACTATCAACTTCGATTCCTCCGTCAAGAATGAGAGGTCTGCGACCCCCTGCATCGGGGCGGTATCTAGCTGTCCAGGATTGAATCATACGCTCTTTAATTTTTTCAGACAAGGTATTAGGAGACTTTAGTACGAGACCTGGGACAGCTCCATTCCTAAAGAAATTGTCTTGAAACTCTCGCATATTCTTCATAAGAACCATAGTACGAAGAGCGGGTTTTAGTCGTGATACTCCTCTATAAATAGAGTAAAAAGAATTTTCTTTTACATGAATAATCTCGTTAGGAGAATAGTTAATTGTCTCATTATAAGTAAATTTTTCAATATAAGTAGACTCGCTAGAGTGAATATGCATTTTGCTAGCAGGCAGGTGATAGAGGTGCACTCCATCAAAATATATAAAAACATTGCCGTCTAGAAGATAGTCTGTAATTAAATTACGACGAAAAGTGCTAATATCTTGAAAAAGATTAGGCTCTTTATTTAGTAATAAATTTACCCTAGATCTTTTAATATTCTTTATAACACTTGTTGTATTAAGTTGTCCACCAACTTTTGTATTTATTTCCGCGCAGTCGTCTACAATCATGTTTACGCCGCGATTAACAATTTCTAAGTCTTCATAGGCTCTTTCATAGCTCCCGTGTTTTTCACGAGAAGACTCTATTTTATGGTCAAAATGCGGCTGCGCAGGATTTAACTTCTCCTCTGCCTCCTTTTGCCAAAAATTATACCAAGCCATGCTTTCCTCTTTGTATCTCTACCCAACGTTTTTGTTTAGGCGCTGAATGTAGTGTTGGGTTACGCCCGTATATTGAATGTAGTTTTAAGTGGTGCGCATGACATATTGTAACAGTTTCATCGTACAGCTCTTCAATATGTTCGTTAATAAACTCGTCCCGAAAGTTACGAATATCTTCAAAATGATATCCTTTTTCTTTGACCCAATTTTGAAGCAAGGGACTCAAGCTGTAATAGTGATGAAAATCAAGCTCAGTGTCTTTTCCACAAATGTAACACTCCGTGGCTTTCTCATACCGGGCTTTTGCCTTGTCCCGTATATACTTTACGGGGTCTCGTTTTAGCTCTGTCATCTTTGAATCTATTACTTTTAATACCGAAATTATATCGTGGGGGAACTAAATTGTCAACTACTATTTTTCTGTGGTCCTTTCAGAACCCTGTAGAAGAAGTCTCAAATGAATATATTGCATACCGTAACGCATCCGCCATGTGTGAGGCCATATTATGTTTTGGTTTTTCCCTTGCTAGATTTGGATTTGGGTCCCACTGGTACTGGTCTAGTGCTGATAAACTTTCTTTACATGTTTGGTGTATTACTAAATTATCATTATCAACAATGGCAGCTACATGTGCAATTCCATCTAAAACTGACTTTTTGGCATTAATAGTAGATATATCATAATTTTGAGCAAAGTCAAAACGAGTTTGCTGAGCTGCTGAATCAATATAGATATAATC